GGTGTATATCAAACTTTCTTGAAATATAAAATTACAGATGATGATATTAATAGAGGAAAAGCATCTGGTGCTAATGGGGTAGGAGTTTCAACAATCACCGTTAATCAAAATGTTGGACTTACTACTCAATTTAACTTTTATGAAACTGGGAATTATTTACAAATTCCACCATCAGTAATTGGTGTTAATAAGATATTCCACTTTGATGGAACTAACACTATTACTAATAACATGTTTAGTGTTAAGTATCAGTTATTCTTAAACGATGTTTATTATTGGGGATCGACTGAAATACTAACTTATGCGATGGTAAAAACTTATCTTGAAGATATTGAATTTTTACTCACTACACAAAAACAGATTAGATTTAACAAAAGACAAGATAGACTATATCTAGATATTGATTGGGGTGCGATGAGTTCTGATACTTATCTTGTTATTGATTGCTACAGAATGTTGGATCCAAATGATTACTCACGAGTGTGGAATGATTCGTTCTTAAAACCATATTTGACTGCTTTGATCAAACGTCAGTGGGGTCAGAATTTAATTAAATTCCAAGGAGTAAAACTGCCAGGTGGCATAGAACTTAATGGCAGACAAATTTATGATGATGCTCAAAGAGAAATAGATTTGATCATGGAAAGAATGTCTAATACTTATGAACTCCCACCATTAGACATGATAGGATAATATGCTTAATCCATTTTTCCTACAAGGTTCAAAATCCGAACAAAGTTTGATCCAGGATTTGGTAAACGAACAACTCCGAATGTATGGAGTTGAGATATATTATATTCCAAGGAGATATATTACAACAAATACTGTAATCAAAGAGGTTATAGAATCTAAATTTGATAATGCATATCCATTAGAAGCATATGTTAGTACTTATGATGGTTATGAAGGGCAGGGAACAATACTTTCAAAATTTGGTGTTCAACCATTAAATGATTTGACTCTGGTTATTTCTAGAGAAAGATTCGAAACTTATATCAGTCCTTTAATAAAAAATGTTCCAAATATAGAGTTGGCAACAAGACCTAAAGAAGGAGACTTGATTTATTTCCCTCTCGGTGATAGATTATTTGAAATTAAATTTGTTGAGCACGAAAAACCATTCTATCAACTTCAGAAAAATTATGTCTATGAGTTAAGATGCGAACTCTTTAGATATGAAGATGAAGTTGTTGATACTGGAATTGATTATATTGATGATAACGTAGAAGAAGAAGGTTATATTCAATCTCTAACTATGGTTGGTAGTGGAACAACTGCTACTGCTATTACTGGAATAGTTAATGGTGGAATTAGATTTATTACCGTTACAAATAGAGGAAACGGATATACATCTGCTCCAAGAGTAGCAATTTCTTCTGCACCTACTGGTGGATTAACTGCAGTAGGAATTGCTACGATGATCGGTGGTTTGGTTGATTGTAATGGAAACAAAGAAAAATATAAAGTTCAAGGCGTAGAACTTATAAATCCTGGATATGGATATTCCGTTGCTCCATCAATTGCTTTTGTTGGTGGTGGAGGAGCAGGTGCAGCTGCAACTGCAACAATTGGTAATGGAATTGTTGGAATTGTAACTCTAACTTCTGGTGGGTCTGGATACGAAAATCCACCAACTGTAACTATTAGTCCTGCTCCAGTGGGAACAGGAATCACTGCTGTAGCAACAGCTTATATTAATGCTGCTGGTGTTGTAACATCAATTTATGTCAAGAATGCTGGACTTGGATACACAACAACTCCAACAATCACAATATCTTCACCATATTCTTCAGGAATAGGAACTTATGTTCCTAATGAAATTGTAACAGGAAGTATTAGTGGAACAACTGCCAGAGTTAAAAAATGGAACTCTCAAACTAATGTTCTCCAAGTATCAAATATTAGTGGAAACTTTGCTAAAGGTGATGTCTTGACAGGATCTAAGTCTGGAGCATCATACAAACTAAGAGTTGTTGAGCAATACGATAAAGTAGATAGATATGCTCAAAATGATACTATTGAAACTGAAGCAGATGAGATTATGGACTTTTCCGAGTTAAATCCATTTGGTAATCCATAAATAATATATCTAACTTTCCTGACAAATGTTTGAATATTTTTACCACGAAATATTAAGAAGAACTATTATTTCGTTTGGTTCTTTGTTCAATAATATTGCGATTAAGCATACAAATAATTCCAATCAAGTTGTAAGTTCTATAAAAGTACCTCTCGCTTATGGTCCTACACAAAAGTTCTTAGCAAGATTAGAGCAGGTTCCAGATCTCAACAAACCAGTTCAAATGAGTCTTCCCAGAATGTCATTTGAATTTACTGGACTTACTTATGATACTTCTAGAAAGGTAACAACTACTCAAACGTTTTTATCTGCAATAACAGCAGATAAGACCCAACCAAGAAAATCATTCATGCCAGTTCCATATAATATGTCATTTGAACTGAGCATCATGACAAAGTTGAATGATGATATGCTGCAAATTATTGAGCAAATAGTTCCTTATTTCCAACCAGCATATACGATGAGTGTAGATTTGGTTGAGACTATTGGAGAAAAGAGAGATATTCCTGTTGTTCTTGAAGGTATCTCTATGCAGGATGATTATGAAGGTGATTATTCGACAAGAAGAGCATTAATATATACTCTCAGATTTACAGCAAAAACATATCTGTTTGGACCTGTTGCAGATGTATCCAAGGATGTCATCCAAAAGGTTTCTGTTGGTTATATTGCTGGAGATCGTACAAATACACCTACAAGAGAAGTAACTTACTCTGTTGATCCAAGAGCAACTAAGAGTTACTCAAATAATGTTGTAACAACCTTGGCAAAAGATCTTACAGATTTAGCAACAATTATTGAAGTTGCTGATGCTTCTTCAATAGGAGTTGGTGGAGTAATTATTATTGATGATGAAAACTTTAGAGTTGCTTCTAAGTCAGCAAATAAAATTACAGTTGAAAGAGGATTTGATGAAACATCACCATCAAATCATGTATCGGGTGCTGAGGTTAAACTAATTACAACTGCTGATGCAAATCTCATAGAGTTTGGGGACGATTTTGGTTTTGATGGAACGTTATGAAAATGACAAAAAAGTTTGACAACTTAAATGATACATTTAATGTTGCGGGAGATATTGTATCTTCAGAAGTAGAAACAGTTGAAAAAAAGATTGAATCCATTTCTTCAATCTCAGACGACTTGAAAAAAGACTATGAGTATACAAGAGGAAACTTATATTCCATCATCGAAAAAGGTCAGGAAGCACTTAACGGTATTCTAGAACTTGCGCAAGAAAGTGAAATGCCTCGTGCTTATGAAGTTGCTGGTCAGTTGATTAAAAATGTTGCGGATGCTACAGACAAATTAATTGACTTACAAAAGAAACTCAAAGATATTGATGAGCAAAAAGTTAAGGGTCCAACAAATGTCACAAATGCTCTATTTGTTGGATCTACAGCAGAATTATCCAAGTTACTAAAGAATCAACTTGATCCGGAAGATAAATAAAAATAAAAACATGAATGCTCTGAAATCTCATAAAACAGTTGAACAAATTGCAAAGAAGCATCGTCTTGATGTTTCTTTCATTCAAAAACAACTTGACATGGGTGAACCTATTGAGCATGAACATACTAAAGATCATGATCTTGCAAGAGATATTGCTCTTCAACACTTAGATGAAATTCCAGATTACTATACCCGTTTGAAGAAAATGGAATCGGATGCTAAGAAACATCATAAGCAATTCAAAGATGTAAAAGTATCCGAAGATCTTCGTGATTGGTTTGGAAAAGGTGGAGAAGGTGGTGTAGGTGGTGGTGGATGGGATCGTTACAACACTAAAGGTGAAAGAATTGGTAAATGTGCTCGTGAACCTGGAGAACCAAAACCAAAATGTCTTTCAAAGGAAAAGGCAGCAAAAATGTCTAAGGATCAAATTGCTGCTGCTGTAAGAAGAAAGAGAGCAAAAGATCCTGTTGCTGATAGATCAGGTAAAGGAGGAAAACCAGTCATGGTATCTAATAAGATTAAGGAAGAAATGGAAGAGCAAAGATATTGCCCTCTTTGTGATAAAAGAGAGACTAAATCAGAATGTTCTTATGGTAAGAAAGCATGGGAAGATTTTTCAGTGAAAGATCACGAGTATTCTATGGCAAGATCTGAACTATCAACTGTAGCAGCTGCAGTTAAAAGACTTCAGAAGAAAATGGGTAAAGGTGAGGGTAATATTGAAGCATGGGTACAATCCAAGATTACAAAAGCAGCAGATTACTTGGATAGTGCTGCAGACTATGTGGATAGTGGAGAAATGGAAGAGGCATGTTGGTCTGGATATAAGCAGGTTGGCATGAAAAAGAAAGGAAAGAGAATTGTTCCAAATTGTGTTCCAACTAGTGAAAGTAAATTGGTTAATGAAATTCTAGAACAAATTGAAGGTGAAAAAGAACTGAAGAAACTGGAAGAGGAGAATAAACCAACCAATCCAAAACTCTGGTCTAGAGCAAAGGCACTTGCTAGACAAAAGTTTGATGTATATCCAAGTGCATATGCTAATGGTTGGGCATCAAAATGGTATAAGTCGAAAGGTGGTGGTTGGAAATCTGTAAGTGAAGAGGTTGAGTTAGAAGAAGCAACTAGACTTCAAGCAGAGAATGGAAACATTATTGCTGTTATTCTTTCTTGGAGAGGAAAGACTTATTCTGCAAGAATGTTCTTCCCACAACCAAACATGCCATCTAGAAAAGATGTAACTGATGAGATTCAAAAGGTGTATCCAGGATCTCAAGTTCTTCAATATAATGTATCTGGACTTCAACCAGGAATGCCTTTGATTCAAGTTATTGATCAAAGATCCAAAAACTATCTCTTGAATAATAAAACTATTGGAGAAGATTGGCAGAAAGTAAATCGTCAAGATAAGACTGATGGTTTAAGTCAAGCAGCAGTTAATGCTTACCGTAGAGAAAATCCAGGTTCTAAATTGCAAACAGCAGTTACTGAAAAAAATCCCAGTGGTAAGAGAGCAAAACGCAGATCTTCATTTTGTAGTCGTATGAAAGGAATGAAGTCAAAACTTACTTCAGCAAAAACTGCGAGAGATCCAGATTCAAGAATCAATAAAGCACTGCGTCGTTGGAACTGTAATTAAGTAGTAGGTTTTCGTTATGTCAAATGATGTTTATCTTGGTAATCCGTTACTAAAAAAAGCAAATACACCAATCGAGTTTACTCAAGATCAGATTCTTGAGTTTGTGAAGTGTAAGGAAGATCCTGTTTACTTTGCAAAGAACTATGTGAAGATTGTGACTCTGGATAAGGGATTGCAACCTTTCCAGATGTATCCTTTTCAGGAGAAGTTGGTTAATAACTTCCACAATCATAGGTTTAATATCTGTAAGATGCCACGACAGACTGGTAAATCAACCACTGTAGTGTCCTTCCTGCTCCACTATGCCGTCTTTAATGATAATGTCAACATAGGTATCCTTGCAAACAAAGCAGCAACCGCAAGGGAGCTCCTGGATAGGTTACAGACTGCATACGAAAACTTACCTAAGTGGATGCAGCAGGGTATTATATCTTGGAACAAAGGTTCTTTAGAATTAGAGAATGGATCAAAGATTCTGGCTGCTTCTACGTCTGCAAGTGCTGTCCGAGGCATGTCATTCAATATCCTCTTCCTGGACGAATTTGCGTTCGTTCCAAACCATATTGCAGATTCCTTCTTTGCATCTGTTTATCCTACTATTACTTCTGGTAAGAGCACGAAAGTAATCATCGTTTCTACACCACACGGTATGAATCACTTCTACCGCATGTGGCACGATGCAGAAAAGAAGAAGAACGAATATATTCCAACTGATGTTCACTGGAGTGAAGTTCCTGGAAGAGATGAAGTTTGGAAGGCTCAAACTATTGCCAACACATCAGACCAGCAGTTTAAGGTTGAGTTTGAGTGTGAGTTCTTAGGATCTGTTGATACTCTGATTGCTCCCAGCAAACTGAAGAGTTTGGTTTATGATCATCCTCTTAAAAGAAGTGCTGGTTTAGATGTTTATGAAGATGTAAAAGAAAACCACGATTATGTAATCACAGTTGACGTTGCTCGTGGTGTAGGAAATGACTACTCTGCATTTACGGTCATAGACATTACAACATTCCCACATAAGGTAGTAGCAAAGTATAGAAACAACGAAATCAAACCGATGCTATTCCCAAGCATTATTGTGGACGTTGCAAAGAATTATAATGATTCTTACATCCTATGTGAGGTAAATGATGTTGGAGATCAAGTGGCAAGCATCGTTCATTATGACTTGGAATATAATAATCTCTTGATGTGCTCTATGCGTGGTAGAGCAGGACAAATTGTTGGGCAAGGATTCTCGGGAAAGAAAACCCAACTTGGGGTGAAAATGTCCAAGACGGTTAAGAAAGTTGGATGCCTAAACCTCAAGACTATGATTGAGGAAAACAAACTTCTTATTAATGACTATGAGATTATTGCAGAACTTACGACTTTCATTCAGAAGCATAATTCATTCGAAGCAGAAGAAGGTTGTAATGATGACTTAGCTATGTGCTTAGTGATCTATGCATGGTTAGTTGCTCAGGATTACTTTAAGGAACTTACTGATCAGGATGTTCGTAAGAGAATCTATGAGGAACAGAAAAATCAAATCGAACAGGATATGGCACCTTTTGGATTCATCGTTGATGGATTTGATAATAATAGTTTTGTAGATTCTGAGGGAGATCGTTGGTATGCTGATGAATATGGTGACAGATCTTATATGTGGGAGTATCTATCTTAATGGACTTAGATGGTCAAATTAGACTTGGACATTTACTTCTAAATGATAGGAAGTGTAGGACTTGTGGTGAAATAAAAAACTTAATCGAAGGATTTTATAGAACAAGAAAAAATAGAGGACCAGTACCATCTTCATATTCATATGAATGTAAAGAGTGTACGATTAAACGAATTGTCAGTGAAAGGAAAAAGAAGGACCCATTTTCCGACTGGTCTTACCCTGATTGGTAGTGTTCATGCGCCGTTTCCCCACCTAAAAAGTCAATTTTAATAAATATTTTCAGACAAACTGAAGTATCAGGAGAAAAACATGGCGACTCCTCAATTATCTCCAGGCGTACTCGTCAGAGAAGTTGATTTAACTGTAGGGAGAGCTGATAATGTTTTAGATAATATTGGAGCAATTGCGGGTCCTTTCTCGATTGGTCCAGTTGACGATCCAATTGACATCACCACAGAACAAGAACTCATCAACGTATTCGGCAAACCACTCTCTACGGATGGTCAGTACGAGTATTGGATGAGTGCATCATCATTCCTTTCCTATGGTGGTGTTCTCAAGGTTGTAAGAACTGATGGCACCAGCTTAAATAACGCAAATTCTGGTGTAGGTTTTGCATACACAACCGCACTGAAAATCAAGAATTTTGATGATTATCAGGCAAACTACTCTGATGACCTCGCAGATTATGTATTTGCTGCAAAGAACCCAGGTTCTTGGGCAAACAATCTGAAAATCTGTATGATTGATGATAAAGCAGATCAAACACTTGGAATTACTACCACGGACTTATCTTCTGCTGGTGCAATTATTGGATATGGTGTTACAACTCCTCTTGTAAACGCAGTTATTCCTGGTGTAGGATCGACCACAGGATTCAACGGATACATTAAGGGTATCATCACTGGTGTTTCCACTGCTTCAACAACTGGAACCAGTTCAATTGATGTTAAGATTCTCTCAAGAGTTTCTACAGCAGCAACTGATAATGGAACTGAGTATCCAATCAACTATGCTCAAGGAAACGCAAATGCTTCTTTCCTTGCATCTGATGCAATCACCTTCTACAATAATGCAGGAATTTCAACAGGAAACGGTGCTGTTTCTGCAGTTACAACCGCAACAGACTGGTATGATTCACAAACTCTGAATCTGACAAATACTACCATTTTCTGGAGTTCGATTGCACCTAAGCCTATCAGCAACGGATATGTTCTTGATAGACAGGGTAAGAACGATGCTCTGCACGTAGTTGTTGTTGATGACACTGGTTCAGTAACTGGTATTCAAGGCAACGTTTTAGAGAAGCATCTGAATCTTTCTAAAGCAAGTGATTCAGTTTCTGCAGTCAACGCACCTCAGAAAAATTTCTGGAAAGATTATCTGGCACTTTACTCTTCTTATGTTTATGTTGGAGACAATCCTTCAACTGGAAATGATTCCTATCACGGAACAACTCCACTTGCAACTGGATTCTCTTCAGGATTTACCAAAGTAACCGAAGGTGCTGGTCAGTGGAACCAACTTGCTCAAGGAACTACTTATAGTGCTTTAGGTAACGTAACCTATGCTTTAGGTGGTGGTGTTGACTATTCCGCATCAAACGGAATGACTGCAACTCTTGGCAATCTCTTCACATCATACAATCTTTTCTCCAACAAAGATGAAATTGCTGTTGATTATCTGATCATGGGTCCTGGAATGGGCAACAAGTTTGAGTCGCAAGCAAAGGCAAATCATCTTATTTCAATTGCAAACAATAGAAAAGATTGTATTGCTGTTATCTCCCCACACAGAGCTGATCTGATTCAAGGAGATGGTGGTCCTATCACCAACACCGATACACAGACTGATAATGTAATTCAGTTCTTCAGTTCACTTTCATCTTCATCCTATGCGATCTTTGATAGTGGATACAAGTACACTTATGACAGATTCAACAACAAGTTCCGTTACCTCCCATGTAACCCAGATGTTGCTGGTCTGTGTGTAAGAACTTCAATCTTTGCTTTCCCATGGTTCTCACCTGCAGGACAACAAAGAGGAATTCTGAATAATGCAATCAAACTTGCATATAATCCCAACAAGGCTCAGAGAGATCAACTGTATCCTCAGAGAGTTAATGCGATCGTGAATCAACCAGGAACTGGTATTCTTCTCTTTGGTGATAAGACTGCCCTTGGTTACGCATCTGCTTTTGATAGAATCAACGTTCGCAGACTGTTCCTCACAGTTGAGCAAGCACTTCAGAAGTCAGCAGAAGCACAACTCTTCGAACTGAACGATCAAATTACCAGAGCAAACTTCGTTAACATCGTTGAACCATATCTCCGTGACATTCAGGCAAAGAGAGGACTCTATGGATTCCTCGTTATCTGTGATGAAACAAATAACACTCCTGATGTAATTGATAATAATGAGTTCAGAGCTGATATCTTCCTGAAACCAGCTAAGTCTATCAACTACGTCACACTTACCTTCGTTGCCACCAGAACTGGTGTAAGTTTCGAAGAAGTTGCTGGTAGAGTTTGATTTTAGATTATAAATCACTAAAGGAGGAACCTAAAAATGGCACAAATTCCAACAAGAGGCATTTCACAATTCAAATCAAAACTGATTGGTGGTGGTGCTCGTCCTAATCTTTTTGAGGTTGACGTTACCTTTCCCGCAGGAGTAAGTCTTGGAGTTCAGGGTGATGGCACTGGGCAGTTCGACAAAGAGAACTTCCGTTTTCTTTGCAAGGCAGCTGCCCTGCCAGCATCAAACGTTGCTCCAATCGAAGTTCCTTTCAGAGGTCGCACTCTGAAAGTTGCTGGAGACAGAACATTTGATGTTTGGACCGTAACCATCATTAACGATGAAAACTTCTCACACAGAAGAGCATTTGAAGCATGGATGCAAAACGTTGCTCAGTACGGAGATCACTCTGGTCTTGTGAACCCAACGGATTACATGGGTAATGCTATTGTTTACCAACTTGGTAGAAGTGCATCAAATACTCAGGGTAACAACACAACTGGGGACAACGCAAACATTCTGGCACAATATCGTTTCATCGATATTTTCCCAACTGCTGTTTCTCAGATTGATCTTTCATACGACACTTCAGACACAATTGAAGAGTTTACTGTTGATTTCCAAGTTCAATACTACTTCCCAGAAGCACCTGGAACTGGAGCATAATAAATAGATCATACGTAGATAAGAACTTTAATAATGGCAAAGTTATTTGGATTCTCTATTGAGGATACTGAACCACTTTCTCCGAATGCAGTCTCCCCCGTCCCACCTAATAATGAGGACGGGGTTGACCACTATCTGAGTAGTGGTTTTTTTGGTTCATATGTTGATATTGAAGGTATCTATAGAACTGAGTTTGATCTGATTAAAAGATATCGTGAAATGGCACTTCACCCAGAATGTGATAGTGCTATTGAAGATATCGTAAATGAAGCAATTGTATCAGACACGAATGATAGTCCTGTTCAGATTGACTTAGATAATCTGAATGCAAGTGACGGTATCAAGAAAAAAATTAGAGATGAATTTAAGTATATCTTAGAACTCTTAGATTTCGATAAGAAGGCGCACGAAATCTATAGAAACTGGTACGTAGATGGAAGAATCTACTATCATAAAATTATTGATCTCAAAAATCCTCATGAGGGCATTCAAGAGTTGAGATATATTGACGCTATGAAAATGCGTTATGTAAGACAAGACAAGAAAAAAAAGAAAGATCAATATAGACTCGGAAATTCTAATACAGATAATCCGATGGATTATGAGTTTCCTGAAATTGAAGAGTACTTTATTTACAGTCCAAAAACTGCTTATCCTACTTTAAACCCAACTTCAACAAGTCAATCCAACGGCATCAAAATGTCAAAGGATTCAATCACTTATTGCACATCAGGTCTTGTAGATAGAAATAAGGGATCAACTCTTTCATATCTCCACAAAGCAATTAAGTCTCTCAATCAACTTCGTATGATTGAGGACTCACTGGTTATCTACCGTTTGTCTCGTGCTCCAGAAAGAAGAATCTTCTACATCGATGTAGGTAATCTTCCTAAAGTAAAGGCAGAGCAATATCTCCGTGATGTTATGATGCGTTATCGTAACAAGTTAGTATATGATGCTAACACTGGAGAAATTCGTGATGATAAAAAGTATATGAGTATGCTTGAGGACTTCTGGCTTCCTCGTCGTGAAGGTGGTAGAGGAACTGAAATCTCTACTCTTCCTGGTGGTCAGAATCTTGGAGAAATTACTGATATTAAGTATTTCCAAGAAAAACTCTATCGTTCTTTGAATGTTCCATCATCAAGAGTTGGTGGGCAGGAAGGATTCAATCTTGGACGTTCATCAGAAATCTTAAGAGATGAACTTAAGTTCAGTAAATTCGTTGGTCGTTTGAGAAAGAGATTCTCAAATATGTTTAGTGATATGCTGAAGACTCAATTGATTCTTAAGAATATTATCACTCCAGAAGACTGGGAGGTTATGAATGAGCATATTCAATATGACTTCCTCTATGACAATCACTTCTCAGAACTCAAAGATGCTGAGTTACTGAATGAAAGACTTTCGTTAGCAGCAACTGCGGCACCTTATGTTGGTAAGTATTATTCTCAAGATTATGTAAGACGCAAGATTCTGCGTCAAACTGATCAGGAAATTGTTGAACAAGATGCAATCATCAAGAAAGAGATTGAAGATGGTGTAATTCCTGATCCATCTCAAATGCAAATTGATCCTATGACAGGACAACCTATTCCTATGCCTATGGTTGGTGATGCTGCTGGTATGAATCTTGGACAACCAGTTATGGAACCAGACTTAGAACCCCAAGCAAAAGCAGTTGAAGTTCCTAAAGGTGGGGAAATTTAATAAATAACAACGATTATAAATTTGAAAACTATGGATGAATTAATGGATATGATTGTTACTGATGAGAGTCCTTCTCAAATCAGTGACAAAATTAAAGACCTTCTTTTTGCTAAGGCATCGGAAAGAGTTGATTCTTTCAAACCTGAAGTTGCAAATTCACTCTTCGGAGAAGATGAAACTGAGGAAGAATACGAAGAGGAAGAGTGATAAATGTCAGATGATCTATCTTCTTTCTTTAAGATAATATCTGAGGGTAAAAAGAAACAAGAGGATGAATTCAATTCTCTTCTTGGAGAGGATTTTTTTGGTGAAAATTTTTTAGAGAATCTATTTGAGTCCGCTAAACCTAAACCAAAAAAGGAAAAACCAGAATCTTCGGAGGAAGAAGAGGAAGAAGATAGTGATGACGATGACGATATAGAAGAGTCTACTGATTTAAATTATGTAGATCAATACTTAGAATTCATCAAAAAAACAGAGAAACCAAAAGAAGTTTCCGAATCCCTAGTAAATCCATCATCTAAAGAAATACAAGAACTAAAAAATCTTGTATGGCAATTAATGCGGGATGTTCATGCTCATGGTGGTGGGGGAGAAGTAAATCTGGCATACATGGATGTGCCGATTACTTCAGTAACTTCATCATCATATTCAATAACTCTGAACGATTATTATATCGGAGTTAACTATGCTGGAGCAGTTTCCTTAACTCTTCCATCAGCAGATAGAGAGGGTAAAAAGTTTGTAGTAAAAGATGAACTTGGAGAAGCATCTAAGGGCACAAACAGACATATCACAATTCTACCAACAGGATCTGATTTGATTGACGGTAGAGATAAAGCAATTCTTGCTTATGATTATGGAAGTTTAACATTTATTTGGAAAGATAATTCCTGGAGGGTAGTCTAATGTCTCATTTATATGATCCGTTTAAACCAGAAATCGATGCTTTTGGTAGATTAAGAACATCGGATCCTTTTACTCTTGGTGACTATAAACACCTGTACTCTATCGATCCGGACTTTGTAGATGTTACATCTGGAGTAGGAGCAACTGTTAATTTCGAAAGAAATCAAGCAGCAGCAGTTCTTAGTTCTGGAATCAGTACTAATGGATTTTGTATTCATCAAACAAAGAGATATCATCACTACATGCCAGGTAAATCTCAACTGGTTTACTCAACATTTAATTTTGGAACAGCACAGCAGAATGTTACCAAAAGAACTGGTTATTTTGATGATAATGACGGAATTTTCTTCGAGCAAGCACCAGATGGAACTCTAAGTTTTGTAATTAGATCCTATGTTACTGCAGGTATTGGAACAACAGAAAGAAGAATTCCTCAATCTCAGTGGAATAAGGATAAACTTGATGGAAATGGAGTGTCTGGATTTAATTTAGACATTACAAAAACTCAATTATTTTTTACTGATTTTGAGTGGTTGGGAGTTGGTAGAGTTCGTTGTGGATTTAGTTTAGATGGTCTCAATATTGTAGCACACGAGTTTTACAATTCTAATGCGATCCCAACGGTCTATATGTCTAATCCAAATCTTCCAGTAAGATGTGAAGTTAGAAACAGTGGGACTCAAGTTGGAGCAGGCGGATCGTTTATTCAAATTTGTTCTACTGTTATGAGTGAAGGTGGATATACAGAAGTAGGAAGAGAATTTTCACACACAACTCCACTTAGAGTAGTTGGGGTTGGGACAACTGTTCCAATCATAGCAATACGATTGAAAAATTCCTTTAAAGGATATTCGAACAGAGCAACTATAAAACTTGAAGATATTACAGTATTCAGTAGTGGATCAAATGCAAAATATGAGGTTGTAAAACTAAGAAGCTCTGTCGGAATTAATACAACAGGAACTTGGGTGTCCGAAAATACAGAATCAGTTGCAGAATATAATCAAACTGCTACTGGAATAAGCACCGATGTTTATTTTGAAGATTTTATGGGAGGTTATGCTGCTGGAGATAGTCAGAACATAACTAAACCATCAGCAACCACAGCACAAGCTCAATCTGGACCAACTTCAAAGAAAAACTTTTTATCACAAAACTTTTATTCTAATGATTCTGAAATTTTCTCTGTAAGAGTCACTAATGTTGGAAATGATCCTGCTAATGTTGGAGTTTCTATAAGGTGGAGAGAAATATATTAATAAATAACTAAAAGTGTACTATAAAAATAATGGCTCATAGACCAGTTGGATCTGGAGTTTCTTTTACCACATCCACAACTTCATCAAAATCATCGGCAATTTCTGGAAGAAGTAATGCTCTTCGTGTAGTGGCAACTGGTGCAAATGCTTTCGTTGCTATTGGAACAGAACCAACTGCAACAACAGGTGACTATTGTGTTCCAGCAGGAACTTCTGCAACACTCGCAATTGACAACGGATCTGCAAGAATCGTTGGAGTCACAACTGGTACTACTACATATGTAACTTTCCCCGAAGGACAAGCATCTCCTTTTGGTATTGGTGATTATGTGACTTTAACTGTTTCCAACCAAACATATTATAATTTCACTCATGCCCCCGTAATTCAAGTTTTCAATACCTCAAATTACGAAGGTTATTTTTCAACCAGAATTGGTATCGCAACAGACACATCTGGAATTGCTACCGCATTCTCAGATCCCGATGCTGTTTTAAGAAACTCATTCAAAGTTGCCGCAATTACTGATAGTGGCAGTGGAGTTCTCTACACACAACAAGTACAAATTAGCGGACAAGCCTAAAATGAAACTCATCAGAGAAGAAATCGAACAAGTAGAATTTATCGTTGAAAACAAGAACGGTAAAAAATCACTCTTTATCGAAGGTGTATTCCTTCAGGGTAATATCAGAAACCGTAATGGTCGTATGTACCCTATGGAAACTCTTCGTCGTGAAGTTGCTCGTTATAATGAAAACCACGTTCTTCAAGGAAGAGCTCTCGGTGAACTCGGACATCCAGATGGTCCTACAGTAAATCTGGATAGAGTTTCTCATAAGATTGTTTCTCTCAGAGAGAGTGGATCTAATTTTATCGGAAAGGCAAAGATTCTTTCTACCCCCATGGGTAAGATTGCAGAATCTCTGATTTCTGAAGGAGTAAAACTCGGAGTTTCTTCTCGTGGTATTGGTTCACTCAAGTTAACTCGTGAGGGAGTCAATATCGTTGGTGATGATTTCATGCTCGCTACTGCTGCTGACATCGTAGCAGATCCTTCTGCTCCCGATGCTTTTGTTGAAGGAATTATGGAAGGTAAAGAGTGGGTATGGGACGGTGGCATTCTGCGTGAAAAGTATGCACATAAAACCTACAAGACTATTAATACTCTTGTAGATCAAAAAAGATTAGAAGAGAACAAGTTGAATCTTTTCAACGATTTTCTCGCAAATCTTTAAATTATAAATAAATATAGTTTATAACTAAAGGTTAAACGGAGAGTTCAAATGTCTCGTGGAGATTTACAAGAAATGGAAGTAGGCACAAAGCAATCCAAAACCGCTGTAAATGCTAACGCAAAGGCGGCAGAAGCGATGCCTCACATGGCAGATCCAGGAACGCAACTGGGTAATGTCGAAGATCTGGGTGGTCCTACCCCAGAAAACTATAGATCAGATGACGATTCAGCAAAGCTGAAAACTCCTGGAGCAACTCTTAAGCAAGTAAGAGATGTTGTAAATAAGGGAGCAAAAGGTGCTGATCCTATGAAGGGTCTTCATAAAGAGGATGCAGATTATGATGAAGATGAAGAACTCTTAGAAGCCAAGCACGAGGAAGAGGAGGAAGAAGAAGAGGAAGAGGAGGAAGAAGAAGAGGGTGGTAAGAAGAAAAAGAAAATGGAAGAGCAAGTTGACATCGAAGAAGATGTTAATGCTCTGCTTGGTGGTGAAGAACTCTCCGAAGAGTTTAAAGAAAAAGCCAAGACCATTTTCGAGGCTGCTCTTAAGTCAAAGGTAACTGAGATTAAGGAAGCACTCGAAGTCCAATACGAGGAAAAACTCGTAGAGGAAGTAGAAGTAATTAAAGAAGCACTCAAGGAAAGAGTTGACTCTTATCTTGAGTACGTTGCCGACGAATGGTTCACCGAAAATGAACTGGTAGTTGAGCAAGGACTGAAATCCGAAATGACTGAGAGTTTCCTCTCAGGCATGAAGGAACTTTTTGAAGCACATTATGTATCAATCCCTGAAGATAAATATGATGTTCTTGAGAGCATGGTAGAAAAACTTGATGACATGGAGACAAAACTCAACGAGCAAATTGAGAAAAATATCCTCCTCAACAATCGTCTTGCAGAGTCGGTTGCTGATGGGATCTTTGATGAGATTTCCGAGGGTCTCGCAACCACTCAGAAAGAGAAGCTCGCTTCACTTGCCGAAAGTGTTGAGTTTGAAAGTGAAGAAGAATATCGTGAGAAACTGGAGATGCTGAAGGAATCATATTTCCCAGCAAACAAAACTCCAAAAGCACATACTGAAACTCTTTCTGAAGGTGTAGACCATTCAACCGAATCCGTTTCGGGTCCGATGGCTGCATATCTGAGAACTCTTCAGGCTGTTGCTAAGAACTGAATTTAAGATTAAATCAAACGTAAACATTCACAATAGGTAAAACGCAAATGTTCCATTCCGAGCATCTGCAGGAAAAGTGGGCACCACTCCTCAACTATGAGGGTCTTGATCCAATCAAAGATTCCCATCGTAGAGCGGTAACCGCCGTCCTGCTCGAAAACCAAGAAAAATTCTTAAGAGAAGAAGCTGCTTTTGGCAGTGGATTCAACCTGATGGAATCACCAACCAACTCAGCTAATGCTGCTGGTGGTTCAGGTGGTTTCGGTGCTGGTTCAGCAGCTGCTGGTCCTACCGCAGGTTTCGACCCCGTTCTGATCTCACTGATCAGACGTTCTATGCCAAATCTGGTCGCATATGACCTGGCTGGCGTTCAACCCATGAGTGGTCCTACTGGACTCATCTTTGCGATGCGTTCCCGCTACAACAACCAGAGCGGAAATGAAGCATTCTTCAACGAAGTAGATACTTCATTCTCTGGTCAGGACGACGGACTCGATGAAACTGCAGGATTCTCTGATGCTGCTGTTGGTCTGGGTACTACTACTCAGTCAGGAACCAACCCTTCAATCCTGAACCCAGTTGGAACCGCAACCTCGACCGCATATAATGTTGGTCAGGGCATGGTAACTGGTGATGCTGAGAACCTCGGCGGTGCTGCTGGTGATCAGTTCAACCAGATGGCATTCTCGATCGAGAAAGTCACCGTAACTGCAAAGTCCAGAGCACTGAAGGCTGAGTACTCACTCGAACTGGCACAAGACCTGAAGGCAATTCATGGTCTGAATGCTGAGGCTGAACTCGCAAACATTCTCTCAACCGAGATTCTTGCTGAGATCAACCGTGAAGTTATCAGAACCATCTACAAGATTGCTGAACAGGGTGCTGTAGAAAATACCGCAACTGCTGGTGTATTCGACCTCGATATCGACTCCAACGGTCGTTGGTCAGTTGAGAAGTTCAAGGGTCTTCTGTTCCAAATCGAAAGAGATGCTAACAGAATTGCTCAGAGAACTCGTCGTGGAAAGGGTAACATCATCATGTGCTCTGCTGACGTTGCTTCAGCACTGACCATGGCTGGTGTTCTCGATTACACCCCTGCTCTGAATGCTAACCTGAACGTTGATGATACTGGCAACACTTTTGCTGGTACTATCCAAGGTAAGTACAGAGTATACATCGACCCATATTCGGCAAACCTTGCTGCCGATAACGGTGGTCTCGCACAAGGATCCAACCAGTACTACGTTGTTGGTTATAAAGGTTCTAGTGCATATGATGCTGGTCTGTTCTATTGCCCATACGTTCCTCTCCAGATGGTACGTGCCGTTGGTGAGAACACCTTCCAGCCTAAGATCGGCTTTAAGACCCGTTATGGTATCGTTGCAAACCCATTTGCAGAAGGTACTACCCAGGGTCTCGGTCGTCTGCGTGTCAACAGCAACCGTTACTACAGAAGAGTTGCTGTTAAGAACCTCATGTGATCTAATTCACAAAGGTTCTCAGGGGTCCGAAAGGACCCCTTTTTTTATCTAAATAATTCAAAAAATGGCAGTCACAAACGCATATAAGAATCAGATACAGAATAGAAACTTTCTATCTCCTGTAGGATTTAAGTTTACATTAAACAGAGCACCAAAAGTAGCATTCTTTGGAAACTCAGCAAATATTCCGGGAATGACTTTGGGAGTGGCAGTTCAATCAACGTATCTCAAGGATATTGATATTCCTGGAGATAAGGTTCAGTTTAATGACCTAACTCTTAGATTTCTTGTTGATGAGAATCTTGAAAACTACATGGAAATTCAAAACTGGATTCGTGGTATTGGATATCCAGAAAGTTTGGATGAGATTTATGCATGGCAAAGATCAAATCCAAATATGAATTTACAAGAAAAGTCGCAGATGAATTTATATTCCGATGCTACTCTTTCAATTCTTACCAGTTCAAATAACTCAAACTTCAAAGTTAAATTCTTAGATGTATTTCCATATTCTTTGACAGATCTTCAGTTTGATGCTACTGATAGTGACATCGATTATTTGACTGCAGAGGTTACTTTCAAGTATACTATCTACAATATAGTTGATAATGCGGATAATCCATTATGAATTTTGACTTGGATATGATCCAAAAAATGTGGGAGGAAGATTCAAAGATTGATCCCGATAACTTGCATACAGAATCTTTAAATATTCCAGTTCTACATTCAAAGTATTTTGATTTGTACAATAACATCGTTCTTCTCAAAAAGAAAGCAGAACAACAAAGAAAAAATATCAGACACGATCGTTATGAGTATTATACTGGAAAAGCAGATCCCGATGTTTATGTGGAGAATCCATTTCCCAAAAAGATTCGTGACAAGGAAACTCTTCAGAAATACCTTGATGCTGATGAAAAGTTGTCTCAAGTCTGCCTCAAAATTGACTACTATGAAACTATGCTAAATTATATTGAGAGCATTCTCAAGATGATTCAGAACAGAACTTATCAAATAAAGAATGCGATTGAAGTAATTAAGTTCCAGGCAGGATATGGTTGATAATGCAGATTTGGTGATTTCTAAGTCAAATGAAGTTTTTTTAAGAATACAAACACAACCTCATATTGAATATGAACTTAGAGATCACTTTAAGTTTGAGGTTCCTAATGCAAAGTTTATGCCTCAGTATCGTGGGAGAAACTGGAACGGAGAGATACATTTATTCGATATGAGATCTAAACAGATCTATGTCGGATTGCTGGATAAAATTGTATCTTTCTGTAGTCAATATGGATATAAGTATAGATTCGAATCCAATAAGTTTTATGGATTACCCTTCGAAGTAAATGAAGAGATATCTTACGAAGGCGTAAAAGATTACATGAAATCTATTTGTGCTCATTCTCCACGGGAGTATCAAATAGAGGGAGTATACGATGCTCTACGACATAACCGAAAATTATTGATATCACCCACTGCCTCAGGAAAATCCTTGATGATTTATTCCCTCGTAAGGTATTATGTAGATAAAGGACAAAAAATTCTTTTAATTGTTCCGACGACATCTTTGGTAGAGCAGATGTACAAGGATTTCCAAGACTACGGTTGGAATGCTGATTCATATTGCCACAAGATTTATTCTGGTAGGGAGAAGACGAACGAACATGCAGTTACGATTACAACCTGGCAATCTGTTTATAAGTTAGATCGTTCTTTCTTTGAGGATTATGGTGTTATTATAGGTGATGAAGCTCATTTGTTCAAGAGCAAATCACTGATAGCAATTATGTCCAAGTTGCATCATGCTAAGTATCGTTTTGGATTTACTGGAACACTTGACGGCACACAGACTCACAAATGGGTTCTGGAAGGATTATTTGGTCCATCATACAAAGTGACTAAAACATCCGAGTTAATGGAGCAGGGACACCTCTCTCAGTTGGATATTAGATGTCTTGTTCTCAAGCATCCACCACAAAAGTTCGAAACTTATGAGGATGAGATTCAATATCTTATCTCTCATGAGCAAAGAAATAAATTCATCACTAATCTATCTTTAGATCTTAAAGGGAATACTCTTGTTCTGTTTTCACGAGTAGAAGCACATGGAGCAGTTCTTTATGAGATGATAAATAAATTTAATCGGGATGATCGTAAAGTATTTTTCGTTCATGGTGGTGTTGATGCTGAAGAACGAGAACTTGTGAGAGAGATTACTGAAAGAGAAAATAATGCAGTTATCGTTGCTTCTTATGGCACTTTTAGTACTGGCATCAATATTAAAAATCTCCATAATGTAATTTTTGCATCTCCGAGCAAATCCAGAATCAGAAATCTTCAGTCAATCGGAAGAGTACTTAGAAAAGGAAAAAACAAAACAAAAGCAGCTCTTTACGATATTGCTGATGATTGTACATTCAAATCAAGAAAAAACTATACACTTAATCATTTCATAGAAAGAGTTAAAATCTATAATGAAGAACAGTTCAATTATGAGATAATCACTATTCAATTAAAGAACAAATGATAGAAGATGATTTTTACTGCACACTCAAGTTAAAAACAGGAGAGGAAATCTTCGCAAAGGTAGCTGCTACTGAAGAAGAAGATAGAACTCTCTTGTTAGTATCCAATCCTATTATCGTTGCTGAGATAAAAGGAAGAACTGGTGTGATGGGATACAAGATAGAACCTTGGTTAAAAACAACTACAGAAGATATGTTCATCATTAACCTTGATGATGTTCTTACGATGACCGAATCTTCTGATATTGAAATGATTTCTATGTACCAGACTTATTGTAGAGAATCTGATAAAACAAGAAAGAATCAGGCAAAGATCTCTCGTAAGATGGGATATCTTGCTAACGTTAATGATGCTAAAGAGATCTTAGAGAAACTCTTTAAAGATAGCTAAATCCTGATCTTCAAACCCAACAAAGGTATTCTACACAGTATTTGATACCTTGTCAACTATTTGGATAAGTGCTATAATTCATACATATTATGAGTTAACCTAATGATAACGACAGCAGTTATGACCAAAAGAAAGAGGTCAGAGCATTACGTAAACAACAAAGAGTTTCTTGCCGCACTCATTAGATATCGTGAAGATATTGAGATTGCCAAGATCAAAGGTAATCCAAAGCCACAAATTCCCAGATATATTGGAGAATGTTTCTTAAAGATTGCTAATCATTTATCATTCAAACCAAATTTTGTCAATTACATGTTCAAAGAGGACATGATTTCTGATGGTATTGAAAATTGTGTTCAGTATATTCACAACTTCAATCCAGAGAAATCTCAGAATCCTTTTGCTTACTTCACTCAGATTATTCACTACGCATTCCTGAGACGCATTCAGAAAGAAAAGAAGCAACTGGAGATCAAGAACAAGATTCTGGAAAGGACAGGATTTGATCAGGTCTTTGACAGTGGAAGTGTTGACGGATCAGACTACTCCGACTATAATTCTATCAAGGATGCAGTCCACTCTAAACTTCGTTATTGATGAAAGTAGCAATTATTACAGATCAACACTTTGGAGCAAGAAAGAATTCTAAACTCTTTCATGATTATTTCCTAAAGTTCTACAACGACGTATTTTTCCCAACACTCGAAGAGCATGGGATTACTACTGTTGTGGACATGGGAGATACTTTTGATAGTCGTAAAGGAATTGATTTCTCGGCACTATCGTGGGCAAAGAATAATTACTACGATCGTCTTAATGAAATGGGTGTAAAGGTTCATACAATTGTAGGGAACCATACTGCTTACTATAAAAACACAAATCAGGTAAATGCGGTTGATCTACTTCTCCGTGAATATGAT